AATCGGCGCTGCTTGCGCAACCAGACGGGACAACTGCACTTCAACTTCAGGAGCCATCTCTTCGTTAGGCATCGGCAGGTCTACACCCATCGCTTGCTCAATTTTTGAGCGATAAGCAAACCCGACATGCTCTGCAATATGCGCAGTCATGGCCCCCATAATCATGTTGGCCTGCGGATTCTGCCCAACCATCTGCTGAATCAAGGGGTCCTGCATAGCCGCCATGTGCACCTTAATGTGTGCTTCATGGTCTTGATACAAAAACGCCTTGACTGGCTTACCGACCAACACCGCCATATTCTCGCTGATGGGGTCTCGTGGCTTCTGGTCATCTGCTGTCGGCACCAACTTGTCTGCATCTTTAACCCCCAGTACATCCAGCATCTGACGGTGCAGAGCCGGGAGGTCATAAATCTGCGGAGCAGACTGCGCAAGCTGAATAACTGCTTGATACTGAACAACTCTTTGAGAAAGAGTAGCGGCGTTGGGGTCGCTTACCGGGATGATATCAACGTGGTTGTAATCGCTCTTCTTGGCCGCAGGGGGTCCGTCATCAGGCTGGAAGCTGTACTCGTCGTCTGTATAGTCCCGGATGATGGCCGCAAGGAGGCGAAGTTCTTGCTTGAACGAGTAGTGCACCCGCGCCTGCACAGCAGACATCACCTTCAGCATCCGCTCCAGAATAGCCAGCGTCGTACCCACAGGGGCTTGAGCCGACATATCCGAGACTTTCATATCTGCCGTAGCAGCGAAGCGACGACCTTCATCGACAATCTTGTCCATCAACCCAGACAGAACAGCCGAAGGCTCCTTGTACGGCAGGGGGAGAATGTTGTCTCGAATAGCGCCACTACCGACATCCACATCTCTAAATTCACCCGGAGCAATCGGAGTGTCGTCACCTTTAATACGGAGGCCACGCGACTTCAACCCGCCCGGAAGATTAGAGAGAGTCCCCGCATCTACCAGTTGACGCATGATGGATGTAGCGCTCTTGGCGTAGCCCCCGATGAGATGGAACAGACCAAAGCCATACGCGCCGAAGCCGGGGATGTATTGATAGTGCACAAAGTGCTGGCGCTTAAGCTTGAGCGGGTCTTCTTCTTTCCAGTTACGGCGAATGGCTAGAACCTCATTACTGCCGCGCAGCATCGTCACTACATACGGCAACCCTACACCCGTATTCTTGCCATCGTCATCAACGTCCTCAAAGCCCGGCAGGTCAAGGTCTACGTGACACTCATACAACTCATAGCGGTCGTCGTAGTTAGCCGAGAAACCGGTCTCTTCATCCTTGCGCTTGGTAATCTCATCCTTGAACTTGGGCGGGTCGCCTAGCTCGATATCCCGATAGAAACCAGCAACCTGAAGTTTGAGGATGTCGTTCTTGGTCTTACGCATGCGGTGCGTAACACGCGGGCAGGTACTCAGTTCAGTCGTGCCGTACGGCAGGATGATGTCTTCAGCAGGAACAAATAGGGATACTTGGCGCTCCAAGTTTGGGTCAAAATATACTTTCTTAAAAGCCGAACCCGTAGCCGGGAGGCTCCACAGCATGCGCTCATGCTCAGGACGGAACTCAGTCATCTTCTCCGTCAACTGGTAATTCATATCTTCTTCAACGCGCTGGGCTGCGTCCAGCTTCTCAGGCGTCTGCTTACCGATAATCTGTGTCTTAACGGGACCCTTTGCCGGGAACGTCTCCATGATTGTTTCAGACTGGAAGCGAACAACTGCTTCAGTAATCATCGGGTGGAACACACCGCAAGCACCAGACCACGGCTCCGTACGTTCTTCGTACTTCAAACCCAGCAGCGTGATGCCTTCCTTGTACGCGTCTTCCCAATCTTTGCGGGATGAAAGGTCGTTGTCGATGTCGCCGGCTAGGTCACTAGCAAGAGACTGTAGTGCGCCTTCGCTAATCTGGTCAGCCAAGTTCTCATAGAACTCACCGGCTTCTTCAAACTCTTCTTCTGGTTCTTCGAACTCAATCTCAGCTTCAATGATTTCAATCTCGATAGGCTCTTCGCCCATCTCTTCCGCTAGTTCCTCGATACCCTTGGGGGTCTGGTACAAAGATTTATCAACAGCCATGTTCAGTCCTTAGTAGTAAGCCGCACGTCTGCGTGCTTGATGTAGGTAGTTGTCTTCCCGCTCATCGGAATCCAAACTGATAAAGCCCCCTTGGCGGTATCGCAGGAGCGCCTGCGTTGTCGTATCCACATAGTCATCATGCTCGCCTACAGGGAACGACGCGATTTCTTCGATTACTTCTCTAGCCCAACGGGTATCTGGTGCCCACACTTTACCAGAAGCAAATAAATCCGAAACTGCATTTACACGAGCAATCTTATCGTTACCTCTACTCGGGGTAAACTCCTGAACTGGTATACCCATTCGCCTAAGTTCTTGAATCAGCGGTGCCCCTGCCGCTTTCTTTTCCACGATGAACGCATCTGGGTTCCATTCTTTGTAATGCTTGAGCGCCACTTCTTTCAGTTCTGGGAAGGCCATGCGGTCTTTGAATGCATCGAGCAGGATTAGATTCGGGCTGTTGCCGTCCTCCTCGTTGTACCAGACCCCCCACGTAGTACAGGCGCTATAGTCAGATGTTGACTTGGTGTCGTGCGCCGTATCCCAAGACTGAATAACATAGTCACATGGGGGTGGGTCATCACTGGGCCAGATACGCCAAGCTTTGCGAGAGATGAACGAAGCGCTGTCAGCCGTAGGCTGCTGCATGTACTGCGCATTCCAGAACCGGGGGTCCATGTTTGCACGCTTGGAACGCAGGGCTTCAAGACTCCACTGCTCCGGCCAGAGGCTTTTCTCTTTCTCTGTATCTTGGTGCAGTATCGCGGGTAGTTCAACAATCTCCCACTGGTCAGCATCGGGGTTCTTTGTTTGGAAGTCGATGAGTTTGCCTGTGAGGTCTAGCAGAGACCAGCGCGTCATGATTACTACGATGGCACCCCCCGGCATCAGACGTTGCAGCGGACCCGTCTGGAACCACGACCACGCATTCTCAAACGTTGCCTTGGAGTTAGCCTTTATGTCTTGCTCAGAATGGGGGTCGTCAATAACAAACAAGTCAGCGCCACGGCCAGCAAGTGCGCCGCCAACACCAACAGCATAATACTGGCCTCCTTTAGCCGTGCTCCACTTACCTGCGGCTTTCTGGTCGGCGGCGACCTGTGTGTTTGGGAATACTTTTTTGTACTCATCGCTATCAATCAAATTACGAATACGCCTACCAAAATCCTCAGACAGCGAAGCTGTATGAGTCCCCATGATGATTTTTTTTTCAGGGAACTGGCCGAGGAAGAAGGCGGGGAACAGGTAGGACGAGAACTCGGACTTACCCATACGCGGAGCGATGTTGATAATCACCCGTTTCTTTTTTCCGGCGATTACGTCACTGAATATCTTTGCCAGTTTGCGGTGGTGGGGACCTTCCTTGAAGCCGGGGTATACCTCGCGTGCAAACGCAAGCATGGAAGTCTGGGACTGTTGAAGCTTAAACCGCCTCTCTTTCTCTTCCAAATCCTCCAGCAGTTCTGCCTTTTCCTCCGCCGACATCATTGGAAGCGCCGCTTGAATGGCGGCTAGCTCAGCTTCGCTGAGGAATTTCATTCCACTTCCTCGTCTTCGACGGGTTTTTCTTCTTTAGGGGTGATGTCGATGACATCGCCTACCCCGTACTTACTTAATTTTTCTTTTATTCTTGTTTCCAACTCAGCATCGCTGAGTTCCGTCTTCTTGATTTCGACGCGTTCTGTGAACAGCGCCACCTCCGTCACCTTACCAAGTAGCTCCAGCGCCTTTAAGCGCACTTTTGCATCTGGATGATGCGTCTCTTCAAGCAGTTGGGCTACGGTATACCCACGAATCTCCTTCGCCTGCTCGACAAAATGCCAATCAAACTCGGTAAGCATGGCGACATGCTTCTGCACAGCGGCTGGAGTTTTAAGATTCAGGAGTTTTTCCTTCTGCTTTTCGGGTGGTAGCGTCATTGCGCTACTGAAAGCTTCGCGTGCAGCCTGCGATTCGGCTTTGCTGATGGCTTCTTTGTCGTCTACGCACCCCAATTCTTTCAGCCACTCGCTCGTGGCTACCTGCGCATCAACAATCTCGTGCGGTTCGGCGTCTGCTATTGGTGTAAAGGGGGCGTCGCCAGCAATAATGGCGGGTGTAAACGAGTCCTGCGTAAGCAGGTGGTCAAAAAATTTCATAGTGTTGGTGCTACGCGCTTGATTAGCGATGGTTTTTAGTTTATTGTAGGGCCGTGGCTAGCGCAAGTGCGTGCGTCACTTCACTCTCCGTGCAGTAAATTCGCTTCCTCCCAAGCGGCCCCAGATGATTCGCTCTCTGGGGCATTTTTTTGTTCTTGGTTTACGGATGCAGCGCCGTCAGGCGCGGTTTTTTGTTCATGGTGTTCGTTGTAATGGTGGATGCGGTGGCAGTTGGCGCAAAGGACGATGCACTTCTCCTCGATTTCTCTGTACGCCTGCGCGTAGCAGCGGTCTTTAATCAGGCGGTTGACGTGTTTCTTGTCGGGGTCGTCGGGGTTGACGTGATGGAAATCGAATATGGCGGGGTGTGATGCCCCACAGTGAGCGCATGCTAGGGAGGCTTTGTAGTCGTGCCACTCTTGTTTGTAGCGTTCTTGGTTGATGCGGTTAGCCTCGATACGGCGGGCTTTGTTTTTTTGGTAGTACTCGCGGCCGTACTTTTCGTAATGCTCGTTGGGCATCTGTCTAAGATTTGACAAAAGGTGTTTGGATTTTATAGTAGTGGCGGGGGGTTGTGTTGGTGCAATGTTGACAGTGATTTGACAAATTGCGCGGTGTGGCTGGGGCTTAGTGTTTCGTGGCATCGCGCGGCATCGCCGCCAAACTGGGGGATGCCCCTCCGGTGGGGTCGGCCAGCCGAGCCGTTAAATCCCCATCTGTGGTATACTATTGATGCCGGGAAGCCCCGCAGCACAAGGGTTTCCGGCTTTTGTTCGTCAACTATCGGGTCACATGACCCTACAAAGGAGCTACATCATGGCAAAGCAAGCCAAGCAATCCAACGTCGTTGCACTCGCCCCCGTCGCCAAGCCGGAGTTCGTCAAGGCTATCGCCACTTTTGCCAAGGCGCGCACCGCGCTCGCCACAGCACTTGCTGGTGCTGACCGGCAGGATGTTGTCGCGGCTGTCGGGGCCGTTACGAAGTGCCCACTCAAGCCCGCCGTCGGTGGC